ATGCTGCGCAGTTTTTGACGCTTCAGGCTTTTACGTTCTTCTTTTAATTCATTAAGCCTGTTAATCAGGTGTTCTTCTAATGCAATCTGTTTCATAACTCCACCTCCCCAGAATTCAACATATTGCAAGCGCGTTGGGCAGATTCTTTTGTTGTGAATCTAACTGAACCAATCTCATTATTTTGTTGTTCAGAATATCCAATAAAATATGTCCCATCTCTATTTTGAAAAATAACATGATATATACCTAGTCCAGCATCATCCCCACACAGATCATCTCTTAACGCAAGCAGACGATTAAACTTGCGCATCTCAATCGCTGCGCGTTTTGCTTGTTGTTGTGTTGGGCGTACAACGCCAAATTCGCTGTAACCTTCAATTGTTGGGGTATAACAAAAAACTATACCGTACCCGCTAACATACCAATCCCCACCAACAGGCGACCACTTTTTAGGTTCAGCAACAGCACCATCACAAGGTGTAAGGCGTTCTTCTAATGCTCTAACTCTATCCTGTAAGACTGCAATTGTTTTTTCATAATCATTCATCTCGCTACCATATCCCCCGCAACATTGCGTTGCATCTCATAAACAGTAAAAATCTTGCCATCTCTTAAAACAAACTCGCCAATATTTGTTTTAATGATTTCATAATGATGTTTGTGTGTTGCTGCTATTGTAATAAAGCAAAGCAATGCACCTATCAAGAATGAACAAATAGCCACCCAAATTAAATCTTTTTTCATTCTACCACTCCCGTTGCGCTGTCATTGCAGACCGCCATAATCACCCGTGCTGGGCGTTTTGACATCTGGTAAGCACCAACAGCAAGATTATATTCTTCCTTTGCGTTAGCGCATGCTTGGCGCGTGTCATAAACAATACTGGTTGTTGTGTAGGCAATGCGCTCAACCTGTGTTGTTCTGCCTTTCTTGTCTATGTTGGTGTCAATGGTTAAAAATGACAGTGTTAGTGCTAGTGTTGCGCTCATTTACTCCCCCTTTGCTTTGGCGATTGCTTGTTTTGCTGTTTTCATAATTGGAAAAAGCTCATCATCCATCCCATAGTAAACATTGTCCTCATTATTCCAATGCTCATAAATAATTTCTAAAGCCTGCATCATTTCAGGCGCAGCGGCCATTAGTCTTGCATTAGCTTTTGCTTCTTCGTATGCTTCTGCATAGTTATTACCAGCCCCCATAATAGATGCCGAACCAATAAATCTACTAATATCGTCAACATCAGTAATACACAGTTCTGTTTTACCATCAATTTTCCACGGACCTTTTGTATGTTTTCTCATAATTCACCCCTTACTTTTAACATTGCATCTGCCATTAAATAAGCCTTTTTAGTTGAAACATCTACATCAACAAAATGTATATTACCCGCCACACAAAAACCTTGCATTGCTTTAGCCGCAAAATAATCACGCAATGTCATACCCTCTGAACCTTGTGTAGTTTCTGAACCCATTGGCAATGGAAATGCTGCACCACCTGTTTTTATTTCTTTGGTCATAAACTTGCCTTCAATTTCAAAATTTCACGTTTTAAAATTACAATTTCAATTTGTGCTTTGCCATTTTTTCCCCAAAAATAAATAGCAGTCATAATAAAAATAAAATATGCTGCGCCTGTTTGGTCGAGCATTAGTAAAAATTCGTATATTTCTTTCATAAAAAATTAACCTCTTTAATAGTTACGCCAAAATCAGCGGAAAAATTTTTAATCTTTTTAATTTTTAAATCTTCATTTACAAGACGTTCAGATTCTTCTTCATCAGTTTCAAGGCGTTCATAACTAATTTCAAGTGTGCAACCTATATCGTTAGGCGTATCAGCGTGAGCAAAAGCAGAAATGGTTGCTGATTTACCAACTTCATCTTGTAATTCACGAAGTGTGTTAATCCATGTGCCAAGTGTTGCGCCATTTAACTCATCTAAATTAATTGTGTCTGTAATAATTTTTTTCATAAATCACCTTTAAAAAATACCCCATGTCTTTGGGGTGAGGTAGGAGTTGTTTGTTATAACAAATCACTTAAATTGTGATCGCTTTTAAAGTTGTCAATGTAAAAAATATAACCGCCTTTTTCAGCGTCTTTGTAAATATTAATGTCGTTGTCGTTAACGTGTTCATAAACTATTTCTGTCAATTTTTCTGAACCAATCATTTCTTCACCTTCTTCATCGGTAAATGAAATGTCGCCAACTAAACACTCACGATCATCTTCAATGTCGTGGTGAAAAGTAGCTTCAATTCTTTTACCGCTAAGTGTTGCTGTAGCCGCAACGCCAATGTCAACACCGTCATGGCTAATAATGCTAAAGTAAATTTTGATTTCCATCTTGTTCTCCTAAAATGCGCGGCTTGCACCGCGCTTGGTTGTTGTTTTTATACTGCGTAGTGAACAGGGCGTTCATATCTGCCGTTACTTTTTCTGTAAACACTTATTAAACGCTCGCCTGTGTTTACTTGCACTGTTTCACCGTAGTTAATATTTGTTCCAGTAATCCATTGGTCAACTAATCCTTCAGATTCTAATGCTTGGTTTAATGTATCAAAATAGTTGTTCATTTTAAGCTCCTAAATTATTTTATTATTGTTTCGCCTTCTTGAAAGCGTGGTTATATATTAAACCTTCTATTTTAAAAAGTAAACATATTTTTTTACATTTTAAACAATAGAATCTAAAAAAGCCTGATAAGCCGCTTCATAACCCAGCGCAACGCAAACAAATGCGCCTGCATCATGTGCGGCTTTTAAATACTCAAGCTGCCCATCCTGCCATTTTGACTTGGTGTGATCTTGCCGCTTCAGCTCGCAAACAAACGATCTGCCCATTGGAATAAGAATGTCGGGCGCACCTTTCGTCATGCCTTCGCTTTTTTGCCGTGCTACTTGTTGCCAGTTGCGCTTTCCTTCGTTTCTGATATGTGTGGCAATCTTTCCATAAGTCGTCGGGTATTCGCGTCTTATACGCGCAAAAAACGTCACTGCTTCAAGTGTTTCACTGGGGCAATCGCCACGAAAACCAACATCGCCATAAACTTTAAGCCACTGGGGGAATTTCATCGTTTCTAAATCTCATGTTGTAATTATGAACCTTGTAAAAATCACCTTCTTTTTGATAAGTAACAGTTTCAGGCGGTTTTGTTCCGTTTATCGTAACAGTCATAAAACTGTTGTAGTCGCGCGGAATTTTTGGCGTAAAAAACACGGTAAACGTTCGCCACGCTGTTGTAAATTCAACTCGCAAACACTCGTTACCTGCTTTGCTAATGGTTGGCTTAACTTTCATATCAAGCACTTCATCGGTCTGTGATTGATATGGATCTGATTTTCGCTCGCGGTATTGCCTAACCAATTTTTCGTTAGGGTCAATTAGTTCTTCTTTGCACCCGCCACAATAACGCGCTGCAACATCGTTTTCATGCCCGCACTCGTGGCATGGCTTAAAACTCCATTTGTAATTGCATAATTCAGACTGACATGAACGGCTATGATGCGCAGGAAAAAAACCGTGTTCAGTTACAATTCTATTTCCTTGCAAGTCTACAAAATAGCCATTGTCATCAATGCCAAAACCCGCGTCATTGTCGCGTGGCTTGGTTTCATTTAATAATCCGCACTCAGGACAACGCGCAATCAGATACTCGCCATTAAACTCTACGCTGTTACTGGTTTTAATGTCTGGATTAAAAACATCACCATCGGGGCAATGTCGCTCTATATTCTCAGCATAATCTAAGACTAAGCAATCTTGCTTTCCATCGCTTAGACGCAATCCACGCCCAATTATTTGCTGTAATAATGCGGCTGACTCGGTAGCGCGTAAAATTGCAACAACATCGCAGTGAGGTGCATCAAATCCAGTGGTTAAAACCGCCACATTTACTAAATATTTTAAAATCTGCGCTTTGAATTTAAGCAGGATTATTTCACGCTCTCGATCTGGTGTGCCGCCTGTAACAATCGCTGATAATTCCGGCGGTAAAGATTCCATGATCTCACCCGCGTGTTGAATCGTAGCCGCAAAAAATAACACGCCTTTGCGATCTCGTGATTGCTCAATAACATCCGCGACAATCTCAGCGGTTAACCTGCCTTTGCCGTGATACGCCTTGTCAATATCATCTTTGCTAAAATTACCCATTGCATTAGTTTGCATGTTTAGCGTTTCATAATGCTTGCTATGGATTGCACCAATTACGGGTTGGCATAGATAACCTTGCTGTATTAACTCACGCGCGGTGATTTTGTAAATCAATCTATCAAAATATGGGTTGCGTGTTTTGCTTTCATGCAATGCTACACCGCGCAAATCGTGTTTAAAAATGTAACCCGTTGACATGCGGTAAGGTGTAGCTGATAACCCAATAATGCGCAGACGTTCGTTAAAAACCTGCAATTGTTCAATAATATGAATGACGGTTGGCGTAATCTTGTGGCACTCGTCAATAATCACTGCGCAGAATTGACTGCCAAAACGTTCAAGTTGGTTTTTAATACTGACAGGCGTGCCAACCACTAACGGATTAGCAAGACAAGTTTCACCAACGCTTGCACTAAACAACGACACTGGATTTCCTGTGGCAATAATCTTATCGGCATTTTGCTCCAGCAATTCTTTGCTAGGTACAATACATAAAACGTGTTTACCTTTGCTTACTTTGTTTAACGAGTTGGCTATCTCAGCCACAATAATTGATTTACCTGCACCTGTTGGCAATTCAAGAACGCATGGCGCGGTGTTCTTGCGAACCCACGCTATGCAATCATCATGCGCCTGCTGTTGGTATGGGCGCATTTTCATTTGCTTACTCCTTGTTGCACTAATAAATGCTTAACGGCTTCACGCAGCGCAGGTGTTATTGCATCAATAATGTCAAATGCTACAATCGCAGCTTGTTCGACTAGATATTCGTCATCAATATCCAGTTTAGCTAGTTCTTTTTTTAAATTTGTCTGTAACCATTCACTGTCTACATCCATATGAATAGCTATTTCTGCGGCGTTCATTCCATTTTTGTGCAATGCTAGCATTTCTTTTTTTAATTTTAAGTTCATGACAACCTCCAATACTCACTTGCTGCACCCATGTAAGGTGTTAAATCTGCGTTAGGTAGCAATTCTTTAACAGCTTTGGCGTAACTTACTGCGCCTTTTTTGACTACCTTTGTTAATTTGTGCCCGTTAATGTCGCTATCTTGCTCTTTGCAATCTCTGACAATATGCTCAAGCACTCCCTTTTTAATCGCTTCAAGTTCTGCGATCTGCGCAGACAATTCAAAATAATACTCTACGCGGTACGCTGTTGAATTGGCGTTATTGGTGGCGCGTTTATCTTGCAAATATTTTTCTGGGTTATTGCGCTCAATCAAATACTCGTCATGGAAACTTTTTAAAATTGGCAAGTGCTTATTTATCCACTCGCGATCATAATCAACGGTTTCTAATTGGTCGCCATTTGGACTCCATTGATAAAAATCACATGCGCTCATGTGCGTCACAAATAGTTGCACTTGAATCTGCGCATAATAATGCGGCTGCTGTGCTAAGGTTTTAAACACAGGTGGATTTTTATCGCGTTGACCGTATGGGCATTTAATCTCGATTAGTTTATCAAAACCAGCAAATCCATCGGGACTTGCTCCTAGCCAGTAATCGTGTGTATAAAACCCACATTTTTCTACATAAACACCTGTTTTTAACTGATAATCCATCTTTGCTAAATCTTCGTGAAACGTGCCATATTCTGTGGCTTGGTTGCCTTTAAATTCACGCTCTGCGTTGTGATACTCACGCACCATGTTGCGCATGACATCTTCACGTTTCATAAATGGTGATAATCCAAGTATTGCGCCAACGCTTGACGCGGTAATACGCCCAACACGTTGTGCAAACCATTCTGGTGTTCTTTGCTCTATCATTTTAATCCCCTTAAAAAACAAAAAAGTTTATTACTTAATTCACTATTGTTATGCTTGTCTGGGTGGCATAAATAAATTATTTGTTTTAATGTTTCTTTATCTATATTTTGTTTTCTATTTTCAAGTTCATAAATTCTTTGTTTTAAAAATTCTTGTTCTTGCTTTTTATTTTTAGAAAAACAAGCAGCACATATTTTTTTATAGCCTGCATCTTCATATTGCATACCGCATTTGCACGTTTTTAACATTATTACTCACCTTTAGTTATTGCACATCCATGTGCGTTTGCTTAGTTAATTATCAGAAAGGAACATCGAAATTATCATCAGCAATTTCTGGTGTTGTTTTAGGTGCTTGCACAGGTTCTTCAACACTGCGTGGTGATACTGCTGCAACCCAGTTGCCTGTTTTGTCGTTTATCTCCCACACCATAACTTTAATTAGCATGGGTTTATTCATTATTTGCAGTAACGTTACATTAGTTGGCGCTGCATTAAATTGTGCCAATACTCCACCAGCATTTTTATCAATAGCTGCAAGCATATTTAAAGCCTTGTCGCGTTTCTTTGTGTCTGCGTCAAATACGCGCACTTTTTGAAACACTTTGCGGTTTTTATAAGCGTCTGGTTTGTTTACTGTCCACGCCAAATTAATATATTCATCGCCTTGATATTCCGCAATGTTAGCTTCAGTAATCATGGCCAAGCAGGTCGTGTTTTCCGGTATCAACGCAATACCACCGCCCGATTCAAATTTACCCGTTGTGTCTGTTGCGCTTTTACCTTCGCTTGTTTGCCAAAAACTCATAATTATTCTCCTAAAAATTTTAATAATGGATTGATTCCGTGTTGGATAAAAATATCGTCAGTTAATCCCATGCGGTTTTTACTAACGCTTGACGCTTCACTTGTGCATTGAATAATCCGCTCACCCGTGCTTTTTGCTTTTGATTTCTTTTGTTCATCTTTCATCACAAAAGTTTCTAGGCGCATAAAACCTACAAAATCTGCATCATCAATGTAATGGCTTTGTGATTTCTTTTCCATTTTTAAGCCGTACTGTTGATAAGCATCACTATCCGGTAAATCAATCGTGTTTAATTCTGCATGACTTAAAAAAACAATGTTCATGTCTTTTTTATCAACTAAAATCTGACACGCTTTTCGTACTCTGCCGTGCATAGATGATAATGCCTGATAACCTGCGCCATAACCACCCATTGCAAGTGCTAATGCTTTCGCGCTGGTGTTGCCTTTGGTTATTTCGTCAGTAAATAAGCGGTCAAGTTTACTGATTGAATCAATCACCAACGTTTTGTACTGGTGATCTTCATTAATTAAAGTTAACAGTTGATTATAAATATCGTCAGAACTGGTAAGCAATGGGAACGCGTCAGGCATTGCGTTTGCAGGTACAGAAGATAAACCATCTTCTGCTCTGATAAAAATAGGTGCGGGGAATGTTGACGCTAAACTGGTTTTGCCAATACCTGCGCCACCGTAAATGGTGAACAATCGGTATTTATTAACGGGTTTGCTAATCGTGCTTAAAAGGCTCATGCTACACCTCCGGCATAAACAGCAGATTGAAAATAAGATCGTGCAACTTCATTTACTAAATAAGTGTTAGTAAATGATTGGAATTTTTTTGTTGCGTGTTGGGCATAAGCTAAAGATAAGTCTGTTCGGGTGCTTTCGTCAGAATCAATAAAAGAATCAACCATGTTGTCTTGGCTAATTGAATTTGCCACTGATTGTGCAAACATTAAAACATCGGCTGGGTGCACGCCCATTGATGCTGCCAAATTAATAACGTCTTGTGAGTATGTCATTGTGTTGCTCCGCATTGGGATTAAAAAAAATAATTTGTTACTACGGGTACTATATTACTAAAAATAGTTTATAATGTAAACATATTTTTTTAAATCTTAAAATACAACAAGGAAAGCACACAATGACACCAGATGAAATCAAAGAAAAATTACGCGTGATGAACATTAGCAAAGTAGCGGAAGAATCGGGCGTGTCGCGCAATATGCTGCATCGATTCCTGCACGATCAGTTTAAAAAAGAAAAAACACCTTATGAAAAAACCGTTGAACGCTTAGCGCAATATTTGGAAAATTTATGAATGATCTATTAAATGCAATACGCGCTTCAGGCATAAATCCGCCAACGCATATAAATCAGCACGGCATTACGCGCTTTGCCACTACAGGCAAAGAGAAATCTGGCTGGGTATCATTATTTATAGACGGCAAAGGCGCATGTTATGGTGACTGGAAATCGGGCGAGCAACACGTTTGGTTTGCTGATGGCTTTAGAAGTAGCGAAAACGATTACGAGCGCGAACAAGCCATTGAAAAAGCCAAAGAAGAACGGGATTTTGCTTACAGCAACGCGGCTTTTAACGCTCAGGAGCTGTACGCAAAACTCCCTCACGCTTTAGATCACGATTATTTGACGCGCAAAAATGTCAAATCACACGCAGCACTGCGCATTTATGACGGCAAACTCGTTATTCCTGTTTATGGCGTGGGTGGTGAAATCCAGTCGCTTCAATATATTGCCACCGACGGCACAAAACGATTTTACACGGGCGGTAAAATGCAGTGCGGTTACTTCACTATTGGTGAGCCGTCCGACATGGTAATCATTGCCGAAGGATTTGCCACCGCCATGACAATCCACGAAGCCACAGCACAATGTGTTGTGGTTGCGTTTAACGCTGGGAATTTAAAGCCAGTGTGCGACATGGTGCGCAGTCAGTACAAAGGCAGGGTGATTATATGCGCAGATAACGATGCAAGCGGTGTAGGTATTGAAAAAGCCAATAAATGCGGTGTGGAAGTTATCTATTCGCCCATTGTTGGCGAGGATTTTAACGACATGGCAAAACGCGCAGGCATATTAGCGGTTGCGGATCTCATTATTGGCAAAAAGCAAAACCTGTTTGTTTCAGTCCATGATTTGATGGCAAACACCACACGCGCTGATTGGGTAATTAAAAATATACTTGAGCGCGGCTCAAACACGTTATTGTTTGGCGAATCTGGGGCGTGTAAATCGTTGATTGCCATGGATTGGGCGTTTTGTATTGGCAATGGGATTCCGTGGCACGGTCACAAAACTAAGAAAGGCACGGTGGTGGTCATTGCTGGGGAAGGTCATCGAGGGCTTGCAATGAGGATGCAAGCTCTCAAACAAAAATACAACATGAATCCTAACAATATTTATTTTAGCACAAAAAGCGTTAATTTGCTCGATACAGACGCGGTTATGCGTGTAGCCAGTATATTAGATGGGTTAGGCTTAGACGAGCCACCATGCGCCATTTTCATCGACACAATGCACAGAAATATGCACGGTGACGAGAATAGCAGCGAGGATATGGCGATATTCTTGGCTAACATGGAATTATTGGCTAAAAAATACAATGCAGCTATTGTGCCTGTTCACCACAGCGGTCATGGCGACAAGGGCAGGGCGCGTGGAAGCAGTGCTATTAAAGCAGGCATGGACGCAGAATTTTGCATGACAAAGAAATCTAAAATGGAAGTCACGCTGTCATGCACCAAATCAAAAGATTTTAGTGCAGGCAATAATATGGATTTTAGAATAAAAGTGATTGATCTTGAGGGCGATTGTTTTTATGACGAGGATGAAGAAAAACAGATTGAGGGTGTTTATTTAGAATATGTGGGTAGTCAAGAAATTGTAAAAGAATTAAAAAAGGGAACAACGCAATGTTTTGAAGGTTTAAAAAACGCCATAAATGCCACCAAAAAGTTGGGAGGTGGGCGTACATTGGTGGGTGAAAACGAGATGGTTGTGTCGCTTGAAGAATGGCGTCCATTTGCTTATGAGTACATAACAGACAAGAATAATAGACGCTCTTTTGCTGATGGAATAAAAGATTTATTAAATCAACAGCTTATAGGTAATGATGGTGTTTATTATTGGCTTAAATAAGCGTACGTACGCGTACATTTTACCTATAATGTACACATGTACGCATGGGTACATTTAAGCGTACGTACGCGTACACCCCCCTTTAAAGGGGTGTACGCATGTACGGTGTACGGCATTTTAAAAATAAAATTACTATTTTTTACTTTTTAGAATATAATCTTTTTAACCAACCAACCCAGAAATCACTTTATGGCGATTTATCAATAACTGGGTTGGTTGGTGACAGCTTGGAAAGACAAGCACTATCAAGTCATAACAGACTGGCTCTAAGGTGGTCGCGGTCATTAACGTGATGATGTTAACGCTCTATGGTGTAAGTCCTCACCTGTTATGACTTGATAGTTAAATGCGTAGGCTGATACGCAGCGGTAATGGCACGTCGGTGTAAATAGGAAACTTGGGAGTGGTTGAAAGTACACCACCGAATAACACTAAGCCGGAGTTCAGCACCGGCAACTATCAACAAACTTTTCAAGTCCTTGAATAAGACTTGGGTTGTAGCCTACTTAATCAATCGTGACCCTAGGAAGTTTTGAATTGATTAAATAGGAATTTTTTTACACCACGTTGTTTGCATAGCTGATGGCGTGGTGGTTTTAACCATGAAGAATTAAACCTTAACGCGTGTCCTCTCGCACGAAAAAAAGACGGGAGCAGTTTTACCGCAGCATTTCTGATAATTTTGCACTGCGGGGTTATGGTTTAATTACTTGATGGTTAACTTAACAGGAACAAGAATGAAAAATACATTAACGGATTTAAACAATCATTTATTTGCTCAAATGGAAAGATTGAGCGAAGAATCATTAAGTGTTGAACAACTTGCTTTTGAAGCAGAACGCTCAAAAAGTTTGACGATTATTGCGCGTACAATTGTGGATAATGCGCGTTTAGTTCTTGATGCACAAACACGCATTAATGACATCCCAGAACGCAAAGAACTGCCTGCTATTTTAAAATGAACAGCGGGCAGTTTCAAAAAGGGTTTACGACTTGGAATAAAGGATTAAAAGGCGTCAATGGGGAATCAGAAAGCAGATTTAAAAAAGGAAATGAAACATGGAACACTCGACCATTAGGTGATGAGCATGTTGATAATGATGGGTATATTCGTGTTAAAGTGGCTAAAACAGGAACAAAAAGAGAACGCTGGAAATTAAAGCATCGTTTGATTTATGAACAGCATCATGGCGAAATATCGCCAAGCATAATTATTCGGTTTTATGATAACGACAAACAAAATTTTAATATTGAAAATTTATATGCGGTAACAAAAGGCGAAAACGCTGTTTTAAATCGTTTAAAATTTGCCAATGAACCAGTTGAGTTAAAACCGACAATATTGGCAATGGTTAGAATGTGCTTAAAAGCTAAAATACCTTATAGGGTTTCCGCACAGTAGGGGGAAATATGGAAAAAAAGGCAGGAAATAGGGGAGTAGGGCGTGTTAAAGGCGTACCTAACAAAGTTACCAAAGAATTAAAAGAGATGATTCTAGGGGCATTAGATGA